CGACGATGAAATGCTTCTCGGAGTCGCCTGTCTTAGCCAACAGTGAGCGGCTAAATGGACGCAGGACGGCAGAACGCCACATTGACGGATCAAGTAGGAACGCATGGTCGGTCATTTGGTGGCGGTTAAGTACAGTTTTGTAGCTTCCGAATGGACCAACGTAGAGGTCAATCGCTGCTGTGAGCGTCTTGTTCTCATCGTTGAATGTCCGGTTACGACCTGCGCTTGCCGTGAAGTTTGACACAATGATTGCGTCAGCTGGCTTGATCATGAAGATCGTCGGGTCTGCACCTTCATTGAAACACTTCTGGCCCAAATTGAGCAGCATTGTTTCGGTAAGTGCAGCTGAACCACCGGCTTCAGTCGTTGCAGCATCGATCAGCTGGTCACAGCTGTCCATCTCACGGGCTACAGGTGTAGCTGAGTTGTTACCAGCAACCTGTGCATTTGAGGCACCGATCATAGCAAACTCTAGATCGCGCTTGATGCTTTTCAGCGCACGACCAAGGGCGTATGCGGTTTCTTTTGCACGTCCGTATGTCGAAGTGACTTCTGCCGTATTGGCGACCTGGAAAGCCTCTGTGAGGATTTGGGTCGTCCCGCTGAGCATTGTTGTTGGGGTCAACGCATTGATTGTTGCGTCTGCACCTTCAACTGCGGCATTTGCGGCCGGTGCGCGAAGCGAGTCAGATTGGTATTGATACACACGATTATGTACCTTCTGCGATTTCATCATCGAGAAGAATGGTGTGTCATAGGGTGTAATATCGGTAATGCTTAGGTGTTCGCTTGAGGTCGTTAATCTCAAACCGCCTTTCGGCAGCTAACAGTTCAACCTGTTAGAGCAGACTATATCATCTCCCAGACTTGCTGGGGCTGTGCGCTTCGGGCCACTTGGCCCTACTCCATATAGGATAGTCGTTGCACGTTCCTCTTTTGAGGCTTCGCTCAGGATTGCCTGGTCTAGGTGTTCCCTGAGTTCACACAGTTTGTTTTGACGGATTGCTCCGAAAGGACACCATTACTTAATGTCCGAGACATCTTCTTTCTGACCGATACTTTCGTATGAGGTAAATGTACTCATGGTATTGTATTCCTTCTTTTTTCGTTGGGATTATGCTTCCCAGCGTTTCAAGAAGACGTCAGCAATATCATCAATGTCGTTCCCACCATTTGCGCGAAGTTTCGCCAGCTGCTTGTCCACTGCGGATCGCTTTTGATCTGCCTGGTTTGCCGGTGCCTTCTTCGATCGAAGAACCTTTTGGCTGGCTGCTGATTTCTTTTTCTTCACTGTGCTTACCTTCTTTGCTTCATCGTATAGTCGTGCCTTGTTGATCAGCGTGATCACTGCAGGATCGACGTACTGGTTCACGTCATTTTCGGGTAAGCCCTGGGCAATCGCGTAATGACGGATGTCATTGTAAAGCGCATTGCTCCAATCGGGGATTTGCTCTTGTAGGACTTTCACACATTCTACTGCTGCAGCTTTCTGCATCTCAGCTTGTTGTGCCTTCAGTCCACCGTAGTAGCTATCAGCTTCTTCGGTTAGGAATTGCAGGTTCTGGTAGGCGTCCTGAGCTTCTTTGCGAAGCGCAGCAAAGTCTTCCGTAGACATTTCCTTGGCTGCCACAAGCATATCGATTTTCTGATATGGCTCGTAGCGTTCTTGAGCTTGTTGGACCAGCTTATCAAAGACAACCTGGCTTTTTGATATTGCGTCTTCAGCTTCTTTACGCTGTGCAGCAACTTCTTGAGACTTTCGAGTAAGGCTTTTATCCATCCCGTAAAGACGTTTGAGATCACGAATTGATGTCTGATGTGCTTTACCATCGACCATGATTTCGATTTCAAGGTCGTCAGAAACTTCAACAGCATCGCTGTCGTCGTCTTCATCAGCCTCTTCATCGTCGTCAGTGTCTTGATCAGCATCCTCTTCAGAGTCGCTTTCATCATCGTCAGTATCTTCATCGGTGGTTTCTTCCTCAAATTGCTCCAGGTCATCGTCTGTCGTCTCTTCTAATTCATCGATGGCTGGAGTTGCCTCTGGTGTGTCTTCAGATGGCTGAGATTTCCTCTCAGCGTCTTCCCAACGCGCCAAGATGGCGTCTTCCCAGTTACCGTCGTTCAGCTCCTGGGTGTAGTCTTTCTGCGGAGGGGTTTCATTTTGGACGTCGTTCATGATGGTCCTTTATTCCTCTTGATGGTTGTCATCTGCGGCTTCACTGGCTTCGATTTCCGTCTTCACTTGGACACGCTGTTGTAGTGTCCCGACGATATCGACCAGTGCGCGATAATGTTGATATGCCCTTTCCCTGGCGTCGCTTTCCTCTGGTTTTGAGTTAGCGAACGCCTGGAAAGTGGCATCAACGAGTTGGTTTACGGTCGAGTTAAAGGCGTCCGCAGCGAGTAGCTTTTCCGCTGCGATACCCTGCTCGACCAACTTCATTTGTTGGTCTTCCATCTATTTTCTCCTTGGGAATGGGGTATTAGCCCGTGGGACTTGCGATCCCACGGACGTCAGTTGTTTCTTGACGCAGTACTTCCAGCTCGCCTTCATCGATGCGAACCTTATGCTGGAACTGCGCTTCTTTGAGGTCCATGCCGTCTGATTGCAGTGCATGGCTAGCTTGTGCCTTCATCCGATCGATCTCGATCTTGGCAGCTGCTAGTTGTGCGTCTGTCTGGGCTTTCATTTCAGCCACAGCGACCTGACGCTCTTGAATTTCAAGCTGCTTCATCGCCATCTGCTGTTCCATCTGTTGCTGTGGATCAGGCTGAGGTGGTGGCAGCTGCTCTGGTGGCGTCAGGAACTCTTCTACGTTCAAGATGCCCTGATGCTCCAAGATGGTCTTGAGCATCGCGTAACGCTTCTCAGGGCCATACATGGGCTGAACTGACGGGTCTTGCGAGAACAGGCTGTGGATACCGAGCATCTTCTCAGCTTCGCGCTGCTGCTCGCCGTAACCTAGTTTCAGCTCTACCATGACGTCTCTTTTAGACGCCCAGCTGCTTGGGTCGATCTGGACATAGCTTCCAGCTAGATCGACGACCTTTTGCTGGTCTTCGTTTTCAACGACCAGGCGATAGATTTCGTGGAATAGATTTTTGACGAAGCTAGCGAAATGTCTGGCAATAATCTTTTGCCTCTGCTGGCCCATAGTCGCCAGCTGTTCGATCATTGCACTACTATTTTGCTTTGATACTGCATCCTTATTGAGGCCCATCGATAAACGGCTAGTGCCTGTTAAATCTTCAGCATTTTCGTCAAGCTGCTTCAAAGTTTGGAAAACGAATGGGTTCAGAGGTGCCTGGGGCATTGGTGAGATTGCATCAGGTCGAGATACGTTTACGATGCCGCCTACACGGTTATCGATTAGCTCTTTCGGATTGCTCAAGCCGCCTTTGACGACCATGTACCGTGGATTGTTGGTGATCATGGCGTGATCTAGGATCGAGCGTGTAAGCACTGTTCTGGCGTTCTGAGTAGCGACAAGTTTGTCTGCAAAGTTGGAACCGTAGAAGGCATGAGGGATCGGCAGCGGGACAAAAGTCACGAATGGACGTCTGTCCACCTCTTCTAAGTCAAGAAGAGCGTTACCAGCTTTGATCACCTTGTGTAGCTTAGCTACTCCAGTACCTTCGACATCGAGCATGATGTAGGCTTCGTAGACTAGGATGCTGCGGACTTGGTTCTGGTAGCCGTGACTGTTGAAGCCTCGATCCTGTCCTACACCTTCGTGCCTGGCTAAGATTTCTGGGTCCGTCTCAAGCGTGACATCTTCATGATCGCCAATATCGTCAATTTTCTTGTTCCCTGGGAACATCTCTTTCAATTCTGAGATGGTCTTGTGGGTTCTTTGAGCCACGAACTGGCTGTCCTCAAGGCTCTTACATTGAGCCTCTACAAGCAGTTCTTCCGGTGGAATGGTTTCAATTACAACTTGGCTAGTGTCTCTGGTGACACCAATTGTTCCTGAGATTAGGCCAATTGAGTTGGTCTCACTCTCGATCAGTTCGATGTCGTCTTCAGCAAGGAGCATATCAAGCTCGTCTTGCGTGAGGTCAGTGAACTCTTCGAGGTCCAATTCCTCAGACTGCTGCCATAGTACTTTGGCAGTTCCAACTCGGGCCATGAGGCCGTCGTGGATTACTTGCGAGAATATGTTGAAGCCATCATTTTGCCGGAAAAGCACATAGTCAGTATAAGCACTGCAGACTTTTGCAGTTTCTACATCCTCTGGCCCTTGCGGGGCAAATTTGACGATCCTGTTACCGGCTGCAAAGGTTTCCAGCAGCGCAGCTTGCATAGACTGGACAGCATTGT